CGCTTTGCAGTTGCTGCTGCTGCGCGACCATCGACCGCACCGTGGCCTCTTCTTCTTTTGTCAGCACTCCCTTTGCGTTCTTGACCGCGATCTCTTGCTCTTGGATGTCTTTGCTCAGTCCTTGCAGCCGATACGTTTCCCGCAGCGACTCAACGTAGGTAGCTCCTGCGCCAAGATCTGGCGATGCTTTGCCGGTGTATGGCTGGTCATAGTTGCCAATGCCATCTGGAGCTGGTGGCCCATACATCGGCGCATCGCGACCAGATGATTCGCCGCCTGTTTTCTTCTTCTGCTCACTCAGCTGCAAGCGGTCAATCTCAACCTGCAACGCAATGCCAAGTTGCTTGAGCAAGTTAGCCACTTGGTCGCCGCTGTATTCTCCAGTTGGCACACTTTCTCGCAAGCCTTCGCGTGCGCTGCCTTCCGACATCATTAGTGATGTCACCTTTCCTTTTCCGATCATTGCCTCGATCTGCTGCGTAGTCATCCCAGTGCCTCTGGCCAAGGCATCGGGTGAGATCTTCCCAGTCTCACCCTTAGATGCGATGGCAACCGACTCAAGCATTGCCAACCGCAGCTTTGATTCCTCCAGCGGATTGACATTAGCACCAATCGACTTGCGGTAGTCGATCAGGCTCTTGCGCTCTTCTAATCCCTTAGATGCTTCGGCAAGAGCCTTGATCGCTCCTTCTGCTTCCTTTGTCTTGCTGGTAAAAAGAGACATGCCGACCGAAAGGACCGAGAGCGCAATCGACAAGGCAGCTAGCGGCGAAGCCTTTACAGCAGCACCCAAGCCACCAACGGCAACAGATACGCCAGTGATTGCGGCTTGCGCTTCTCTTGCTGATTTCATCTGCTGCAAAGTCATATTCAAACTTAGGACCGAATGCGCGGCAAATGCCGCAGCATTGCCCATCGTCTGCATCGTGATGCCGTTCTCGCCGATGTCTCTTGAGATCGAGCGAAGAGCAGCAATGCCAGCCATCGCTGCCGACACAGTCTGCATCTTGATGCCAAGAGTCTGAGCACTTTGCGACGACCTCTTAGATGCTTCGGAAAAGTCGTTGATCGACGATCGCGCCGAGTCAACTGATGCGCTGTAGCTGTCGAATTTTGTGCCCGATTCCTGTGTCGCACTCGAGGTCTTATCAATTTGATCTACGGCAGTTTCTACCTTGCTGCCCATCTCCTCGGCTGATCTGCCGAGGTCGCGCATCCCTTGGATCGCTGCGCTTGAGTCAACCGACAGGCTTATGCTTGGCATCTGATTTCTCTTGGTGTTTTCTCAACAGCACTTGATCGCACGCAGTAATCATTCGCCAAAACCAAGGCCATCGCCAAGACGGGATGTCGTGCATCGTGAGCCACGCTTGGACATCTTGCGCTGATATCGGGTTCATCCCAAAGCCGCAGCTGCGAGCCGATGACAAGTCGATGAACGCTTCCCAGACATCGATCAGATCCTCGCGGATCTTTGGACGCTGGGACAAGGTAGACGGGCCAACGATCCCGAGCTTCTTGTTTCGTTTTTCGAGTAGCTCTAAGAATCGCCATTGTTCTGTGGTCCTACTCAGCTGCCACTGGAGGACCGCGACAAGTTTCCCTCGGCCCTCGCAGTCGCGTCTGCCACGAAGTTGCGAGATGTGGTCGCGGCCTCGATCACGAAATACCGAAACTCGTAGAGCTGCTTGTCGAGCAGGGTCTCGATTGCCTTCGCCCGCGAGTGCGGGATCTCCGTGGTCTGGTCCTCTTCGGTTACGCCGCGCCAATCGATCAGGATGGCATCTGCAATGGCCTCAGTCTCCGCCTCTGTCGCGGTAGTCTCTGTGGCCTTGCCGATCTTGTACTCGTCTAGAAAAGGCTCGTAGGCTTTCTGCTTGGCTGCTCGGTGCGCTGGGTTGTTCCACCGTGCAACGCGAACGCAGATATGGTTCGGCACTGGCTCTTTGATCGGCACCAGGTCGCGTGCCGTGAATGAGAACCAGACCCCATCAGTGGTCTTGCCTACGTCTAGCCGCTGCATCGCCGGCATTAGTTGTCGAACCTTTGCACGAGGATCGTGGCTGCGATGATCGAGTTGTAAATGGCTTGATAGTCCAGCGTCATGATTACGTCGGTATCTTGACCACTCACCGGAACGCTAACGCCACCATACTTGACGGTCGGCATATACCAGGTGTATGCGTTGCCTGCCGTGTCTTGCGTCACCATCAGGAATGACGATGTCGTGGCGGCAATCATCTTGTTGTATTCGACGATTGATGAGAAGTAGCAGGCGATCTGCCCCTTGACGGTGAAGGTGCCAGACCGGACCGCAGTGACACCAAGCGTGCCGATTGCCTTCTGCGCCTCGCCGCCGTTGGCGATATTGACCGATATGGATCGTGCCGCATAATTCACGCCACCCACTCGGAAATTTGGGATGTTATCGACAGCTTCCATCACGGTGCTTGTCGATGCAGCGGTATAGCTTGCGCCAGAAATAGTACTCGTCGAGACCCCGCTGCCTGCCTTGCCGATGATCGTGTAAGAGCCAGTGATCATCTGCTCGGTGGCGACCGAAAAGTCCATGCCGTCTACGACGCAGCCTGGGAACACCTCATACAGTCCGGTGTTCGTGTAGCCGATTTCAACCGACATCGACTTTTGTGTCGTGCCGTTTTTCATCTTTGCGCCACGGACAACCAGCAGGCCAGTTTGCGCTCCTGAAATAGTGCCCTCAATCGATATCACCGAGCCATTTACTGATGCGACAGGGAAATAACCAAGCAGCGTACCGGCTGAAGTCCTAACGCGCACAACGTCTCCACCTGAGAAGTTTGTTGCAGAAGAAAGCGTTATGGTGTTGGTTGGATTTTGATACTGCAAGGAATGACCAGACCCAGCAGATCCGCTTAGAACTATTGCAGTCCCACCTTGGGTCAATGCAAATTGAGCCTGCGTAGTTGTTAGGCCACCAGACAGCACATAATAGTTGGTGATTAGCGATACACCAGTCGGCAGAGTTCCAGTTGTGGTGAACTGCACGATGTCGTTGACAACTAGGCTATGGGGCGATGCGGTAGTAAAAAAACTAGTAGCACCAAGCGTGAAAGTAACAGCGATTTTGGTGTCGCCAGTTGTGCTAGCAACTGCAACCTCTGTCCCGCTTTGTAGCGCATAACGCATGAGCGTGCTTTCTGCGCCCGCACTGGGTGAGTATCGCAATGCGTAGTTAATGGATCCACCAGCCGTGCGGTCCATGCGGACTAGATCGGTCACGTTGCGGTCGGATCGGATCGTCGGGTCTTGATCGAACTTGTTTTGGTTACCAAGTCCATGACCTGTCGAGTTGATGGTCAACATGGTTGGAGTCCCTGGAGTAGACCCAAAGGTCGTCTCCTCGACGAACGCGATTCTAAGTTGGTTGGAGCTTGTCATTGGTAGTCGTCACTTGAGAAGTTGATCTGGACGTTTCTTTTCCACCATGGGCCGTCCATGAAACCCGCAGTGACGGAAGGAGATTGAAAAAAGATGGCGGGCGATGAAAGACCAACGCCACGAAATGCCGCGACGATTGTGTCGGCCAAAGTCAGCTGCTGACCGTCACCGCCACCGATCGGATGGTAGATCTCAACTGAGCACAGGCCCGTAGTGCGATACTGCCTCTGGCCAGATCCCGCAAACGATGCCTGGTGAGTCTCGCCAAACAGAACGGAGACGCGACACCATCTCTCACTCGGTGGCGCAGTGCTCTCGTCCTGGTTGTCGTAGTAAGTCAGGATGTTTTGTGGCCCAGCAATCAAGGTTTGAAACCTTGACCTGATCGCGCTTGCTATGGCTGCGGCAGTCATGGCTGGATCTTTTCCGTTGAGTAAATCGAAGCGAGCTGCTCGGCGAAGATGCTCATTTCGCCAAAGCTCAAAGCGATCATGCCCATGGGAGCCTGGCCACTGTGGCCCTCTTCAAGTCGTTGCGCATATGGCAGGTTGTTTTGCAGGTGCAGGATGCCAAAGTCCTTGAGCCTTTTCGCCACAGACTCACCAGCCGAAATGGTTGCGGAAGGACTGCGAACGCCGGCCACTTCTGCGGTGTCGAAAGACCCGATGGACATCTGCCAGTTGCCGCGAAATTGTCCGCCGACGTAGCCTTTTGGCTTCCTGATTTTCTTGCTTCTCTTGCTGCGTCGATTGCCAGAGCTATCAAGGTTCGACTTCCAGATCGACGGATTGCCCACAGGACTTTTCGAGATCAGCCGACGCAGGCCATCGACGGCAATCTCTCGGTGCATGGCGACCACTTTATCAGGCACGACGCTGCCAAAGATCTTGGCGAGATCGAGCTTGAACTTGTCGGCTGACTTTGCGTTGTCGCTCATGCGGAACCTTTTTTGAGTCGCAGTTCCCACGCAACCACAGTGGAAGAGATCGAGTGCGGCTGGACCTCAAGAACGATCCAGTGATCGCCACCAATCGTGACCGACTGCACAAGGCTTGGCACGAAGTTCAGCTGGTAGCTCGGCAGGATGAGAGAGCTTGCCGCTTGCCTGATCGGCGGTTCGCCGGCAAGTGTCTGCTGGTATTCCAACGGTGGCGAGCACATCGCAGAGACTTGCGAGATGGTCGCCGCAGTCTTGTTGCCAGTAGTTGGGCTATAGGTTCCTGCCGTAGTTTGGACATGAAACGTCACCGACTGGCCCACAGTCGCAATCGCCCGATAGACCTGGCGAGCCACTGTGGCAGCGTTCATCGCTTGGCCCAGCTGCTGCTTTCGATCAGGCCAGCGGAGATCAACAAGCGATAGACGGTGTGAAATATCGGCGCAGTTTTCTTCGAGCCTTCGTAGCTTGAAGAAATCGAGATCGGCCCCACTGACACCGTCTCCGATGCCACGCCATCCTGGCCGGATTCCGTGTCTGGCATCAGCTGCGCGGGGTCTGCAAGATACCTTGCGGCAATCTCGGCACAGGCACTCTTGAGCCGCTGTGGGACCGTCAGATCGATGATCTCTCCTGCCATGTCGTAAGCGTCAGACCTTGGCCAATCGAGAGCCTGCGCACTGGACTGGCGTATGCCGACCCATTGCGAGCCATAGACCGAGTCGAGGTATGCCGTGGCGATCCGCAGGGACTGCTCCTTCTGCTGCCATGTCGCAGCAACCCAAGCACTCGGCTTTGATCTGGCATCAAAGTATGCCGTTGACTCTGCGAGCGTGGCGTAGCTGTTTGCTGTGGCGAGGCCAGATCCGGTCTCTGCCACCAAGGCCGACTCCGAGACTGCACCAGATGATGCAATCAGCTTGAGTTGGTCTAGGCATCGAGCCTCAAGCTGGATCATCCCGAGTGCGCTATAGTGGATCGTGTCGCCAACATTTCTGGCGATATCGGAAGTCTCGCAGGTGCGGAAATATGGATCTTGATCGGCCAGTTTTTGCACTGCGTCACGCAACGTGTCTGCATTGCCGAGCAGCGAGATCTTGGGATGCACCCAAGGAATCGTTGACTCGGCACCAGCGAACATCGACCGAGACTTGATCGCAGACCTTACCGAGTTTTTGAATGAGCGCAGGCTGGTTTCGTAGTCGAGCGCAGCGATCAGCACAGTATCGCCCTCGCCTTGCACCATCACGACACCGACACATTCCAACGTGTTGCCCTCAAGCGATGCCGCCAGATTCGCAGAGTCGAGTACATCCATCAGCCGAGCGTAGAGATTGTTGGTGCCGCCGACGTGCCAGTCTCGCATTTGGTTTGGGTCTAACCAGCCAACATCAAGCATGCTGCTAGTTAAGCCAACCACTGTCGGTTGCAGCGCAGTCGCCCCGATGCCAAGAGATGCCACATAGATTTGCTCGCCGTAGAATTGACTCAGCCGCCAAGCTAGCCCAGTGTGGTATGCCACCGCATTTGGTTGGAGGCGATTGGTGGCCATGAATGCGTTAAACGGGTAGCTATCCATCCCTGCATTCGGCCAGTTGAAGCCTGGCGGCATTGGATTGATCTTGAGCGGATAGGTCGTCGAATCAGCAGCAGCCTCGTAAGGAGTCCAAGGCAAGAACATCGCAAACTTGTGAAACGGGATAGCGTTCTGCGGCCTGATCGTGAAAGCGTCTCCAGCGACTATTGCATTTGCAAAAGCACTTGAGACGTTGACCGTCTGCCCAAAATTGGTCACAGAAGAAATGATCCGCGACTGCCCTGCATTTGCCCCAGCGGTGCAGGCAAGTTCTAAGCCAGTCAAGCTGCCGTAGTATGTCGTGGCGTAGATATTTTGGAACGGCGCACGAATCCATGAGGCGTTCAGGTTCGCCGAGGATGTGGTTCCCGATACTGCCAGAACCGAAAAGCTGAACTGCTCGTTAATCAAGACACCTGACGAGAAAGCAGAGCTGAGCGTCAGCGATTGAGTCGTTGTAACGGTGGCAGTGCGCGTCTCACCGTTGGTCTTTCTGGTGACGGTGAATGCCGAGCCACCGGCCAGCCAGTATTGGTCCGTAGCTAAGGTCGTGCTGCTGGTAGCCGCTGATGATCGGAAAGAGCCAGGGTAGGACGGGTTACCAGTGGCAGATGGGTTGTATCCCGTCAGGTATCGGATCGAGTTAGTGGCCAGCCCTTTGATGTTGACTGTTCCATATCCAGGGAAGCCGCCAAGGATCGTAAAGCTGTCAGAGTAGCTCCCGAGAACATTGCTCAGCGTGTTGTTGAAGTTTAGTTCTGGATGCACACCCAGCCAGTCAGACACTGGGGAGCCAACCTGAGCAGCATTGCTTTGGCCAATAGAAAGCAGGAACTTTTTAACGGCCATTTCTTGTCACTACCTAGAGATGACGATATTTGCTTGGATGGTGATCGACGGTGCAGTGCCATTTGCAATGACTACCATTCCGATAAATCTTGAATAAGTCACGACTTGACCTTCCATCGTTGTATGAGTGCCAAGAGTAGTGGTGTTGTTACACGACTCAATGTAAGTCCCCACAGGCTTATCGACCCATCCTGAGCCAGATCCAAACGCGCTGCCCTTGCCATAGTATGAGGTTGATAGGATGCTGATATTTGTTAAATTGCTTAGGTCTAAGGCTGATGGTGCTCCGTAGATGTTTATCTGGTAATACTCATTCGCAGATAAAACACAATTCGTTATCCGATAGATGATGTCAAAGTTCACCAACCCAGTGCCGAGGTCGATGGTTTGACCTGCGGGAGCTACACCTACACTGTTAAGGGTGACTGGTCCAAAAACTAGAGCTTGGTCGAGCGTCTGATCTAATGTGTTTTGATTCATTTTGTTCCTTAAGCTGCTGGGGTGTTAGTCCCCCAGCTGGTTTCTAGTTACTTAGCTAGCATCAATCGAGACAAAGGCAGAGAAGGTGATCGACCCAGGTGTTGTGCCACCAGTAATGAGTCGTAGGAAGACGTATGGACAAGATCTTGTGTCACCACCGGTCGCTGTGATGATGTTCGTGCATTTCAGCACGTATCGCCCAGTTGTCCGATCGCCAGGTGGAGCCAATCCGCAAATGCCTGAAATCGTGTTTATGGCTCCAAGCTCTAACATGTTTACGACGTAGGTATCACCACCCGATGAAACATCAGAGCCAGCGACCGTGAACTTGTATGTTCCAGAAGCTACGGTCATTGCTGTAACATCGATAACGACCGTAAAATCAGTAGCCCCGTTGCCCAAATGCAATCGAGCCGAATTTGTGGTGGTTGCAGTAGTAATCGCAGCTGATCCAGCCGCCCGAAGGACCAACCCAGAATCTAGCGTGCCGCCGATTGGATATTGACTAATTGAGAAAGCCATTTGATTAATCCTTAGTTAGGCGACTGCGGTTGAAGCTTCGGTGATGCCATAAACGCGAGAGACACAGCGGACGCTCTCATCGACCAGGCCGACAGCCCAATCAATGCGCGTGCGATATACTGGCGCAGTTGGAATCTCGCCAAGATCACGAACGCTGATGCCGCCCATGCCCTCGATCAAATGCACGCCACTTTCGCCGAGTGCAATGCAGTAAACCGACACGTTGCTCGTATCTGCTGGCGTTGCACCGCTAGTGTTGCCGTTTTCGTCGATCTCGAGAATGTCCAGACCGTTGTAAGCGTAAACCTGACGGCCAAACTCATCGCGAGTGGTCTGGATCGAAACTGAGGTGCGAAGGAATGCAGTGATGTTTCGGCGCATCGCCTGACTCATCACCAGCACGCGACGACCTGCTGCGTTGTCTACGGCATCAATCGCCTCATCCAGTTTCTTGATTGATAGCGCACCACCCATCGAGATTATGTTGGCTGCGGCAGTCGGAGCCAAGCCGCCATAGCGAGCGCGGATACCATCAAACTCAAGAGAGTTGACCGCTAGCGATGCCGACATGATCTTTGCGCCAACCGATTGGCCAAGGGCGATGGCCTTCATGCGCTCATGAACGCTGCGAACATCTGGCCCCATTTGTTGGACGAGTGCGCGGTCTACGTCCACCTCGCCACCAACGAGCTTAAGTGCCTCGGTGCGAGTTTCGACGTGTCCCTCGTTTGGCGTGAATGCTGCATTCACAGCGCGGAAGGCAACCGTTGGCAGGTCGGCTTGCCGAACCCATGCGTAGGAGTTGCCGGGGATAGTGACGACAGGCATGGCGCGAAGCAGAGGAGACGATTCCGCGAACGAAGTAAGCACGCCAGCCTTCTTGTATTCGCCGTTGTTAGCTGCGAGCTTCGCAGCTTCTAGGATAGTAAGAGCCACAGTAAACCTCTAGGGTAAGAGATGACCCCAAGAGATCTGGCGCGAAGTGCGCTAGGCTGTGCTTTTATTAGCAAGGCCAAACAGCTCCCGAGAGGACAAGTTCGAGTTGTCTTTCATGGATGCTGTCGGCGTGCTTCCCGCATGCTGACTGCTGGTACGGCCTCCCGCCGCACCGGAACCGTTGAAGAACGCCGCATTTGATGCGTCGGCCTTCAACACGTTGGCAAACTCTGAGAAGGTCATGCTTTCGCCTGACCCAGATTTGCCAGTGATCATCGGCTT